ATGTATATTCTCCCCATAAAACATTTAACAAATTTATGATTCCTAAAATATCATATTACAAGACAAAGCAAAAGCAAAAGCAAAAGCAAAAGCAAAAGCAAAAGCAAAAACAAAAAATTGATACTTAATACATCTGATATGTATTGTACATACAGTACATATCAAAACATATCAAATACATATCAAATATAATAATCAAAAATGAATGTAATTGATAATATATCATATGTTATTGAGAAAATTATGGAATTGGGTTTTATGGTATTTTATATATTTATAGTGGCATTGATATTGGCGGAAAATTTTAAGGATTGTGACAATGTGGATTTTGAAGATATTATGTCAGATACAGAAAGATTATGTTTTAACAAAACCTGTTCTGATACTGAAGTATTTCTACTTGAAGAAAATGTATCTAGTGAGCAATTCAAAGATGAAATGTATATAAAAGATATAAATGCTGATACGATTGGCCGATATTATATGATATCTGATGGTAAAGATAGCAAATTCCGCTATGCTTATTTAGATAAGGATGAAAATAGGTATTATACAGTTGGGCAGATTAAGAAAAAATCATTTATTGCATTAACAAGATATTTATTTCAAAGATGTGATGGAACAGGAGCATCTTATGAAATAAGAGAACAATTAGGCGCAAATGCAGGAGATTATTCATTATACAGGAATAAGCAATTAATAGGTGTATCATCAACTAATATTGACTTTTTCTGTGTCCCTGATATAACATTTGTTGATCCAATAGATAATACTGTTTTATTAGTTATTGCACGTGAATGTGAGACTTCATTCCTCCGTGATAAATGGTTAATAACTAATTATAATTATGATCTTATTGATAATTATGTTGCTGGATTTATGGGATATATAACAACTTTCTTGGAAGAAAAAGATTAATTATTACTTTTTTTATATCTAAAACAACCAATAAAAAAAAATTGAAAATTTAATATGTATACTAGTCCTTTAAAGTGTACATATATCTTTACTACAATGAGTACCATTATAGAATTATTAAATATATATGGATATACCAAAGAAGGATTGGAAGGATATTTTCCATTCCCAGATAATGTTGATGATTATATATTCAAAAGTGCATCTGGATACAAAAATTATTGCCTAATTAACAGTATCCTAAATTCTCTGGAATCAGTATATGGAGATGGCTTGTTAGAACATTTGAGGATGTGTACAGGGGAAAAATTTCCTGACAATATGGCAGGTCAAAAATTATCTGAGTATTTCTTAAGAATTATACTTGATATTATAATACATAATTATAGTGGAGCTCAGTATAATTTGATACTATCAGACATTAATTTGGCCTTAAATAATTATATTGTTAAAGGATTACCAATAGAATTGGCAAGTATAATTTCTAATGTGTTGAATGTAAATATAATTATTTTCACAACTACATTAGGTATTGTTAATTATGGAAGTAATTTTGAAACAAAAATATATCTTTTCCATAATAATGACCATTTTGATTATTTTGTAAAAGTTACAACTCAAATTAAAAACAATAACAATAATGATGACAATAATGATGGCAATAATGATGACAATAATGATGACAATAATGATGACAATAATGATGACAATAATGATGACCATTTTGATTATTTTGTAAAAGTTACAACTCAAATTAAAAACAATGACAATAATGATGCCAATAATAATTATACCAACAACAATAGCCAAAGTTATGGTAATAATTATTACACCAAAAATTACTGTACCAACAACATTTTAAACAATAGTTATAACACCAGTAATAATTATACCAACAATAGTTGCACCAAAAGTACTCAAACTTACAAAAGAAATATATGTAAATTAAGAGGTTGCAATAAAAGAACAGATAAAATATACTGTTGCCAATCTCATTCAAGAGGTAAATGTCCTATGTACGGTTGCAACAAAAAAGTACCATGTGGAAAAGCAACATGTTCAGCTATACATGATAAATCTTTTTTGTAAAATTTTTATTTATTTTTAATTTGACTATATATATGAATATTATTGATAAATATAGTTTTATAAATGATGATATAGGATATGTTGTTATGAAAGATAATGATAATATAGATAAGAAATTGCCATTTGTTGATGATGTAGAGCCAAGATTAATTAGATTTTTGAGGACATTATATTATTATAGGAAACACAATATAACTGCATGTATCCCATTATATATGGAATTTCAGATAAAGAAGGAAGATTTATTGTTGATAAGGAATTATATATTAAAATATGGAATTACGGTATTTAGTGCGAATATAAAAGGATAATTATACTGTATCTTATTAATTATAAATGGCAGACAATATAAAAATTAGGAAGCGTGTAATAAATTTGGACAGAAGATTAAATGATAGAATGGTATTATTTAATGCAATTATGCAAAAATATGGTATTAATGATGTTGAGAGGTATTCAGCAGTTGATGGTCGTACACTAAAAAGGACACCAGAGATAAATGATATGTTTAAGGATAATGAGTTTAACTGGAGAAGATCCATAGTAGCGACTACATTATCGCATTATAATTTATGGAAAGAATTGGTTGATAGTGAATATGATTATTATTTGATATTTGAAGATGACATATTATTATTTCCAGATTTTAACTATATGTATACAGATTTAATAAGACAATTGAATATGAAAAATCGCAAAGGTGAGAATTATCCATTTATTTATTTAGGTTATCATACTGATCAGGAGTATCGTCGTGTTCCGCCATTTGGTTCAACAATAAGAAGAGGTGGATTAACAGTGTATAATATGACTGATTTTAAGCATGTATGGGGTGGATTTTTTTCATATATGATTCATAGAGATTTTGCCAAAACCTTAGTAGAAAAGGTAGAGTCTGGAGTTAAAAAGCCAGTAGATACATTAATATATGGGATGGAAGATATTTACATGGTATATCCGACACTTGTATATAGTCCATATATGACATTTACAAATGGTGTTGATTCAGATATACAATATGATCATTTGGAGGTTGAGGATGAGTATATATTTTTAAGTAAAATGGATTCAAAAGGTCATGATATTCATAGATGTACTAAATATATGCAATATCATGATTTAAAGAAAATAGCAAATTCATTAGAAAATTGTGTGGCATTTAACTCTTATGGTTATTTTAAATCAAAAGTAGAGAAACCATTAATACAATTACCAAATGCTATGTCAAATAAACATGGTTTATTTGTTAAAAGGGAACACTGGGACAATATATCTAATGCCTCTAATATAGATTAATTTATTATTATGATTTATATGATAATATTAACAGATATGCCTGGAGAAATGATCTTATATATAGCAAGATTCTTAAATCCAGAAGATTTTTTAAATTTCTCATTATCATGTAAATATTTTTATGATATTCTTATAAGAAATATAAAAAAGAAAAGAAAAAATATATTTTTAAAATTAGCTGGTTACAGATGTTTTAATATATTTGGAACTAGGTTGATATGTAAATATCAGAATATAGGGAAACTGCCAAATAGCGTATGTAATTTAAGATATTTGAAAACTATTATAATTGACCATACTAATATAACACATCTTCCAAAAGATATGTATTTATTAAATAATTTGAGGATATTGAAGGTTACTAATAGTAAGTTAAAAATATTTCCTCAATCATTACTTAAGTTAGATAGATTATATGTAATTGATTTATCAAAAAATTACATATCTATAACAAGAGATAATAATATTGATTTATCAAATTTTACAGAACTTCGTGTTCTAAATTTATCATACAATAATATATCATACATACCATCAAGTATAAATAAACTATCGAATTTAAAATCATTGTATATAAATTGTAATAAAATTACACTTGTGACAGATACAGACAAATTTCCAAACCTACAAATATTAAATGTTTCAAATAATTTAATATCATACATAAAAATTGGGAATATCAAATTACAAGAATTATACATATACCAAAATTATATAGATAATGTGATAAATATTGAAAAATCAAAAAATATGTCTATTTTAGCTATGCATAAAAATAATTTTAGTACTGTACCACATGATGTGTATAAATTAAAAAATTTAGAGCAGTTATATATTGGCTATAATTGTATAAATAAATTATCTGATAATATTAAAAAATTGACTAAACTAGAAGTGTTAGATGTGTCACATAATAATCTGACAGACTTACCAAAAAATATTAAAAAGTTAATAAATTTAAAAATTTTAAATATTAGTTTTAATAGGTTGAACAAATTACCAGTTGGAGTTTCAAAATTATACAATCTTAGGACATTAGATATTTCTTTCAATTATGGAGATATGTTTATTCCTTATAATTATGTATAAAAAATTGGCAAAAAATTGGCAAAAAATTGATAATTAAATCATAATATGATTTAAACGTTATTCCAATTAAAATATCATTATATGAGTTTACCAAGTACACCAAAACTAGCAAATCCACAATTTAAGAGACTAGCAAGAAGAGCAGGTGTTAAAAGAGTCGGAAATGTATATGATGTATCAAGGGAATTTGCTAATAAACAATTGAAAGATATTGTAGAAAAATCTGTTTATGTAATGAAAAACCAACAATTATCAACATTACGACCACAACATGTATCTTCTGTTCTGAATAACAATTTATCTTTCGCAATGACAACAACAAAACATAATAAAAAAAGTTATGACTCATTTAATACATATATATATAAAATTTTAGCAGATATACATCCTAATGTACGTATAAATAATAAAGCTATCACACATATGAACAATATTATTAAATGTTTAGGGAATGAAATAGCTGATAAGGCATTTAATATATTTTATGATAATAAAAGGAAAACAATTACATCAGTAGATATTCAAACAGCAACACGTCTTGTATTATCCAGAGATATAGCAAAATATGCTACTGATGAAGGTATAAAAGCATGTACAAAATTTTATGCAACACTACAAGACTATAAAAGTAAAGGAGGTGAACGTATATCATCGGCAAACAGAGCTGGATTACTATTAAGTGTTCCAAGAGTGAAAAGGTTATTTCTTGAAAGATTGAAATGTAATATTGGGCAAGGAGCGCCGGTATATCTTACTGCCATTCTTGAATATGTAATTACAGATATTTTAGAACTTGCTGGAAATGTATGTATTTCTAACCGTAGAACTAGAATTACTCCTAGGAATATAATGATAGCGGTATGTAATGACACAGAATTATCTAAAACATTTGATAATGCAAAGATTGAATTATCAGATACTGGTGTAATTCCACACATTAATAAATCATTATTAACAAAATCAAAACCTACAAAAAAAAGTAGTACATCAACTGATACAGGAACCAAAAAACCACATAGATACAGACCAGGAACAGTTGCTATACGTGAAATTAGAAAACAACAAAAATCAGTTAGTAGAATATTTCCTGCACAAACTTTTAAAAATATAATTAAAAATTTGTTACCGGAAAGCGATATCAGATTAGGAAAAGGTACTTGTGGAATTTTGCAGGTATATATTGAAAATTTACTTATTAGAATTTACAGAAATGCAAATAATATAGCTATAACTAATAAAAGGGAAACTATAACTAAAACAGACTTTAGATTAGTAACTGATATTATGCAATTACACCCAATAAGTAATTGATATTATGCAATTACATCCAAAAAGTTTAATTAATTTATAAAATTGAAATGTATAAATATAAATGTTATATATGTATACATATTATAATATACATATATAATGCTTACCAAATTCATAGTAGTAACAGGTGGAGTTATATCTGGTTTGGGTAAAGGAATAACTGCCTCATCAATAGGATTATTATTACAAAATTCTGGATATTCGGTAACTGCTATTAAAATAGATCCGTATTTAAATATTGATGCTGGAACGATGTCTCCTCATGAGCATGGTGAATGTTATGTACTTTCTGACGGAGGAGAGACAGATCTTGATTTAGGAAATTATGAACGTTTCCTTAATATTGATTTGTTATCAAGTAATAATATCACAAGTGGGAAAGTATATAGATCAGTGTTGGATAAAGAGAGAAAAGGTAAATATTTAGGAAAAACTGTGCAAATAGTTCCACATATCACAAATGAGATACAGGAGATGATATTATATAACACAAGTCCTGATATTGACGTATGTATTATAGAGCTTGGAGGTGTTATAGGTGATATTGAAACATTGCCATTTACTAAAGCTTTGAGTGAGCTATCACTTAAATATCCTGATAATTTTTGTTTTGTGCATGTATCACTTATAATATCAAATGGTGAAATAAAAACAAAGCCAACACAATACAGTGTATCTCAATTACGGTCATTATGTATAGATCCGACTTTTCTTATACTTAGATGTCATGATATGTTAGATAGTAATATTATTAATAAGATATCAATACATACACATGTTAAACCTGAAAATATAATATGTAATACAGATGTGAAAAACATATATTACGTTCCAAATATTTTTCATAATCAGAATATTATAAGTAAAATATGTAATTCTTTAAAATTGCCATTTAGAGAACCAAATATGGAAAATTATTATAATGTAATGTCATATTTTGATAATATACCAAGTGATAAAAGTAGTATATTTACAGTTGGTATAGTAGGGAAATATTTAGGATCACAAGATACTTATTTATCACTTATAAGAGCTATTGAGCATGCATCTATAAGGCTTAATGTTTATACTGATATAAAATGGATAAATTCTGAAAATGTGCATGATGAGGATATTATATCATGTAATGGTATTATAATACCTGGAGGATTTGGAAGTAGGGGGATTATAGGCAAAATGAGAGTTGCAAAAATATGCAGAGAGAATGATATTCCTTTATTAGGAATTTGTCTAGGAATGCAGATAATGACATGTGAGTATGCAACAAATGTATGTGGTATTAATAGCAAAAGTGAAGAATGGGATAATATGTATGGTGATAATATCTTCCATATATTCCCAAACCAGACATCTGTATATGGTGGCACAATGAGATTAGGAAATTATAATGTAAATATAAAAGATAATACTTTACTACAAAAATCATATGATGTGTTAGAATGTGCTGAACGCCATAGACATAGATATGAATTTAATAATGATTATAAGAAAATATTGGAGGATTATGGGATTATATTTAGTGGTATTTGTAATGATAATGGTTTAGTTGAAGTTATTGAATTAAGTGATAATAAATTTTATCTTGGATGTCAATATCATCCAGAATACAAAACAAAGTATAATAATCCACATCCATTATTTGTGGCATTTATATCTTCATTATATAAATAATTCAACATAATAGAAACTGTTAAATTATTGATAGATGAACAAACAGATATCAATATTCAAGATAAATATATCTATACTGCTTTAACATTAGCATATTCCAATAAAGTAATATAAAAACAATTAATTTATTATAAAATTGTAACTAATACCAATTTTAATTTACCCACCATCCCAGCCAGCAAGGATGATAGCTTACCATAAAAACAATCCATTTTCTCTCCGAAAACCACCACCCAATCTACAGACCAAATCTGTATGAAAAAGAATCTATATAACAGTACAGTATATAGGTTCACAAGCTACGCATTATATCCCATATCATTAAAGAAATTAAAAATGACCATAAAAACAGCTACCCAATCTACAGATCAAATCTGTGTTAAAAAGAATCGATATAATAGTACAGTATATAGGTCCCTTGCTACGCATAATGTCAAATATACGGTCCATTATACGGTTATGACAGATATTTACATTAGATCGGTTTAAATACCATAAAATAGAAAAATTGAAAATCTTATTGAAAGTTTATACATACAAACCATACACTATTAATAGAGTAATTATAAGATATGTCAAAGGTATTTTATGATAAGCCAATTATTGACCTAATATTTGAAGAATTTAGTAAGAAAAAAATAAATCAAGATGAAGATAAATTATTAAATTTGGTTAAGAGATTGCCATCTGAAGATATTGATAAAAAAAATCCAAAAGGTCGTACAGTATTATTATGTGTATCTAGATATGGTTACACTGAAATAGTTAAAATATTAATAGATGCACAAGCTGATATTAATATACAAAATGATAGTGACCGGACTGCTTTGATGTTAGCATCAAGAAATTCCAATACAGAAAGTAATATAGAAACTGTAAAATTATTAATAGATGCACAAGCAGATATCAATATTCAAGATTATTGTGGTTGGACTGCTTTGATGTTAGCATCAAGAAATTCCAATACAGAAAGTAATATAGAAACTGTAAAATTATTAATAGATGCACAAGCAGATATCAATATTCAAGATTATTGTGGTTGGACTGCTTTAATGCATTCATCAAGAAATTCCAATACAGACAGTAATATAGAAACTGTTAAATTATTAGTAGATGCACAAGCAGATATCAATATTCAATATTATAGTGGTTGGACTGCTTTAATGTTAGCATCAAGATACTCTAATACATATAGTAACACAGAAACTGTTAAATTATTAATAGATGCACAAGCAGATATTAATATACAAGATAATGATGGTTCGACTGCTTTAATGCATGCATCAAGAAATTCCAATACAGAAACAGTCAAATTATTAGAAAATTGTAATTAATCCAATTTTATTTATCCACCATCCCAACCAGCAGGATACTTTTTAATCGCTTACCATAAAAACAGGCAAATCACAAGCAGTAAACAATACATAAGATCAATATAAGGTATTTATTATATGCCATATCATTAAAGAAATCAAAACAATCCATTTTCTCTCCGAAAACCGCCACCCAATCTACACCTTCATTCTGCATAAAAAAGAATCTATATAACAGTACAGTATATAGGTTCCCAAGCTACGCATTATATCCCATATACGGTCCATTATACATACATGCCTCACAGATTTCACATTAGATCGGCTTTAATACCATAACATAGAAAAAATTGATAATTTTATTGAAAGTTTGTACATTATTCATATACACTAGCAGAGTAATTATAAGATATGTCAAAGGTATTTTATGATAAGCCAATTATTGACCTAATATTTGAAGAATTTAGTAAGAAAAAAATAAATCAAGACAAAAATAAATTATTAAATTTAGTTAAGAGAATACCACCTGAAGACATTAATAAAGTTAATTCAAAAGGACGTACAGTATTAATATTAGCTTGCTGGTATGGTTACACTGAAATAGTTAAAATATTAATAGATGCACAAGCAGATCCCAATATACAAGAGGATAGAGACTGGACTGCTTTGATGTTAGCATCAAGATACTCTAATACAGATAGTAATACAGAAATTGTCAAATTATTAATAGATGCACAAGCAGATATTAATATACAAAATGATAGTGGCTGGACTGCTTTGATGTTAGCAGCAAGATACTCTAGCACAGATAGTAGTATAGAAACTGTTAAATTATTAATAGATGCACAAGCAAATCCTAATATACAAGATAATATGGGTTGGACTGCTTTAATATTAGTATCAGGAAATTCAAATACAGAAAGTAATATAGAAACTGTAAAATTATTGATAGATGCACAAGCAGATATTAATACACAAGATATTATGGGCTGGACTGCTTTGATATGTGCGTCATATCACTCTAATGCAAAAAGTAATATAGAAACTGTTAAATTATTAATAGATGCACAAGCTGATATTAATATCCAAAATAATTTAGGTTGGACTGCTTTAATGGATGCATCAAGATACTCTAATACATATAGTAATATAGAAACTGTTAAATTATTAATAGATGCTCAAGCAGACATTAATATTAAAAATAATTTAGGTTGGACTGCTTTGATGCAGGCATCAAGATACTCTAATACAGAAAGTAATATAGAAACTGTAAAATTATTAATAGATGCACAAGCAGATCCTAATATTAAAAATAATGATGGTTCGACTGCTTTAATGCATGCATCCAGAAATTCCAATACAGAAACAGTCAAATTATTAGAAAATTGTGATTAATACCAAATTTATTTATCCACCATTCCAACCAGCAGGATACCCTTTTAATCGCTTACCATAAAAACAGGCAAATCACAAGCAGTAAACAATACATAAGATTAATATAAGGTATTTATTATATGCCATATCATTATAAAAATCAAAACAATCAATCCATTTTCTCTCCGAAAACCGCCACCCAATCTACAGCTTCATTCTGTATGAAAAAGAATCTATATAATAGTACAGTATATAGGTCCCTTGCTATGCATAATGTCATATATACAGTCCATTATACGGTTCTGACAGATATTTACATTAGATTGGTTTTAATACCATAAAATAGAAAAAATTGATAATCTTATTGAAAGTTTGTACATACAAACCATACACTATTAATAGAGTAATTATAAGATATGTCAAAGGTATTTTATGATAAGCCAATTATTGATCAGATATTTGAAGAGTTTGATAAG